TAAGGTCATTACTCAGACGATCCCGAAGCGTCTCTGGCTTATCCTGCTTGCGTACATGGTAGAGCATTGGGTGTTTATCCACGTACAGATACCGTTGTCGTATATCGTTACAGGAGCCATCTGCTTTGAGCAGGGGTGGTCCATCCTTGAGAATGAAGCATCATGCCGCGACAACGAAAGCGAGAGCCGTTTCTGGCGCACGTTGCAGAGGCTTCTCATAGACAAGACGGCTCGGCACTTCGACCTTGACCGTGAAGACCTCAAAGAATACGATAAGGAAAAGAATATGGAGGATTAAGTATGGATTTAAAATTGAAAAGAATCGCAAAACGAGACACCTATACTATAGGCAAGCTCTATATTGATGGTGTTTATTTCTGTGACACCATTGAGGATAGGGACAGGGGACTGAGGCAGGATGCTGCCTACGCTGCCAACAAGAGGCTCAAGGTACAGAACGAGACGGCCATCCCTACAGGTCGCTATCAGGTGACGCTCGGTGTGCAGTCGCAAAGATTCAAGGACAGGAAAGCGTATGCCTTTTGCAAAGGCTATCTGCCTCGTCTGCTGAATGTGCCCTGCTTCGATGGCGTGCTGATCCACATCGGCAACACTGCAAAGGATTCGTCAGGTTGCATTCTCGTGGGCGAGAACAGGGTCGCGGGTCAGGTCGTCAATTCGACGCAGACCTTCACAAAGCTGTATTCAAGGCTGAGAGAGGCCAAAGGTTTGATATTCATTAAAATCGAGTGATATGAACAGAGAAGACTTTGAAATGTATAGGAATATGCAGATGGGCGGTCTCGGCAATGGTTGTGGCCCGACACTGATATACGGCATCCTGCTATTTGTCCTGATCTGCTTTGCGAGCTGTAGGACAGTGAAGCAGGCAGAGACCATCAAAGAGAATAAGACAGAGATTAGCAATGACTCGACTGATGTATCTTCAATCCACGTTGATACAGCTCTCACAGAGCATATCAAGCAAGAGAAAGAGAAGGAGAAGACCAATACGGAGTCACATACGGAAAAAAAGGATTCCTTTGTGACTGTCGTAGATCAGAACGGGAACGTCGTCGGCACAAAAGAATACCACTGGCTTAAAGAGACGCTGCGGGAAGTATCAGAGAGAGAAAGAATCCTGAAAGACTCTCTTTCTATGTATAGGCATATCTCCGACTCTTTGAATTATTATAAGGAAAAACTGGATTCCGTCAGCAATCTTTCGCAACGTGAAAAGATCGTTGAGGTGGAGAAGGAACAGAGCATTAGCGAGAAAGTAAAGACATTCTTTGCCAATGCCATCATCGGTGTGATTTTATTCGTATTAATAGTTATAGTTGTTAGGTTGATATGTAAAAAGCTACGGCGGTAGCGGCTGGTATTTAGTTTATAGATTAGTTACAGGTTAGTTAGTTATTTGAATGGAAGCCCATCCGCGAGGACAGGCTTCCTTCTCTTTACACAATAATATCAGGATGTGGAGACTTCTTGGCACGTTTTTTCTTGCCGCTTTCGTATTGTGCGGCTTTTTCTTTCTGACTGAGTTTCTTTTTCTCTTTTCCATTTTCTTCATCACGAAGACGCTTGCGTTCTGCAGCCTCTGCCTTCTTCCGTGCTTTCTCTTCTGCAAGACGCTCTTCCTGACGGGCATTCAAAGCCTGTAGCTTGAGTCTTTCAAGGCGAGAATTTAGTATATCCAAGGTTTCTTCTGCCTCGTCTCTGTTAAGGTAAACGTTACCCTTTGCGAGACGATACAGATCTGACGTGCTGCCAGTCCATTCTTCTTCGCAAAGAACAAATATAAACGGTGCATAATAGCCAGAGCGTATGTACCAATAAATAGTTTTGATTTCGGGAATCGAGCCAAGATCTGACTCTACTTTTACTTTTTTCTCTTTCATGCTCATTGTTGAAATAATTGTTGTTCTTGTGAATAGCGACGCTTGCGTTGTCGTTGAATAGAGAGCCGGACAGAACGGATGGCTTCTTCACGTCCGAGAAGAGAATCCTCGTATTCCTTCAACTCTTGTTCTGTCTCAGCTATGTAATAGCCGCTTGATGTTGCTATAAGACAAGGCACAAGATCTTTTGTGCGAATATGATTTATCAGCTTGCGAACACGGGCATCACTGATTGAAAGTCCGAGGTTACGCTTCATTCCTTCGATGATGGCCTTATTGGTTACAGACATGGCTTTGCCTATTTTGGTCCGAAGACCTCTGACGAGCTGAGGCAGAAGAGTCTGCTCTTCATACTCAGTCAGAGGTTCGGTTTGTTCTGAGAATCCTTGTATCATATTACCATATATAATCTTTTCCTACGACATAATCCCAATATCCAGGATATACATGAGGAATCTTACACACCTTTTTTATAGACTCTTTCCAGTACACCGTTGGAGATCTGGCATAATCTCTTTTGGCAACTTCAACCTCGTCATTTACAGCACAGACAAATTCCGTGAGTTCATCAAGATCATAGTAATCCTTACTTACTCCACTACGAAGACCTATTTTGTAATGATCGCACCATATAATCGACTTTTCAATGACGGAAAGTGAACTAATGAAATCTATAATAGGCTCAATAGAGGCCCACGTCTTAAATCCAAGACCTTTCAGATACCTCATTGCATGAATACGTTCTGAATTTGTCGTAGCTCCTGGCTCCATATCATCACATCCAGTTAGAGTGAATCCAAAATGGAATAATCCCCTCTTCATATTTTTGTCCATCAAAAAATGCTGATTAAATCCATCATAGAAAGGGAATTTTGCATTCTTAGTAAGCAATATTACAGGAATGTAATTTGAGTTACAGAAATCCAAAGCCATCCATGTGAGTTGCATCGTTTCGTCAATACATGGATCTGTACTGAAAGAAAAGAATATTCCTGTTTTTCTCAGATAGTCCATGTACTTGTTGCATTCATGAATAAATATATTCATGGCATTTTTAATATCTCCTTTGAAGCATGATTTCAATTTTACATCAGTTCCACCCATTGAATGGCTGAGTACACCACGCTTGAGATAACAATAACTGCAGTTGTGCGGGCAGCCAGTATAGAAATTGCAGCCGACTGCCGCATATTCTCTTGCAGCACCTTTCGGTGTGTAGAGAGCTTTTCCGTTGATAATTATTTCTTCCATGTTATATGAATTTTGGTTTGACTACGGGAGAGATATTTGTTTGTTGATTTTGTAAACTATGAGAACGTTCTGAAATTCGTGGATATACTTAATACCTGCAGGAACAGGTGTACAATTTAATGATATTGTTATTGTATTATCTTTAAAGACAATTTGAATTGGCTTTCTTTCCTTTGTATTGGAATACCAAGCGCCAGCAAGTAATTCAAACCCATTATTTTCAAGAATATCTGGAGTGAGAGGAATTGGTCTCAGGAAGTCAATCATGGTATTGAATTTGTGGCCGTCACTCTGTCTGAGGCATACCACATTATCTTCACCGTTAATCTTCCTAACAACCACTGGTACGAGCGTATCACCATCCATATAGAAAAGTAGATTGCCAATCATCAATTCTGTTATTTCCATGATTAATATGCTTTACCTCCGTGCTTATAGGAACGGAGTTCGTTATAAATAATCTTCTGCTCAATATGCCAAGCGAGATCTATTCCAAGATGTTCTGCCCAAGTAAACATATAATAGATAGCCTCAGTAAGATTCATCATGCCTGTATTCAGGATTTCTTTCACAAGTACAAATGCCATTACAGTAAAAGAGCGAGAGCAATTTGGATATTCTCCACCATACCAATTCATGTTTTCTCCATGAAGTTCGTTTGCAGTATCGAGAATACGGATGCAGATGTCTGCAAACTCTTCCTCAACCGTTCCTTTGACGTAATCCTCATAAGCCATTTTCATGATGGCAACAGTAGCATGATAACCTTCGCTATCAGTAGTAACGGCAAGGTATTTCTCTTTTGCCTCTTCTGAGAATCTGCGTCCTTTTCTATCTGCTTCAATGGCTTCTGCCACCTCAGTCATAATCATAGCAAGCCAGTGATAACCCGGCTTTTTTTCTTCGTGCCAGCCGTGTGCCGTAGCATTTGCATGAATCCGTCTGGCCCAACTCTGTAATTGTTCTTTTGTAGGTCTCATTTTAAATCTTTCTTTATATTTTTCTTGTAATCTTTTTAATACGATTCTCCATATGATAATGGACAATAAGCAAACTGCTGCGGGTTCTTGTCAACAAACAAAGAGCCGCGTGTAAGGTCTTGCAGTTTAATTACTTTTCCTATTTCCCATAGATACACCTTCTTTCCGTTAGCATACCTTTCCACGTAATCTTCAGGAACACAAAGACGTGAAACATACCAATCTGCGCTATAGTGATCCAGGTAGGTTTCTATGGCTTTATCAACCCGACACCAACATCTTACCTCGTCAGTTCCTTTCTCAACCACGAAAAAGCCATCCTCGCCAAGTTTCATGTTCTTTGGTAGGCACTTTCTCATTTCAAACTTTTTCTCTCCAGACATAATCTTTTCGAGTAAGTCTTTTGGTAATGTTATCAGTATATTCATGATTTATCTGTTTTTTTCTCTTTAACAAAGAAGTAACCCCAGCATCTTACGTAGATGCAATCCCAGATTTCTCCTAATTCCCAACTGAATGCTTTTATTTCTCGTTTGATTCTGTCAAAACGTTCTCTTACATGCCACCACCAATGCTCCCAATTTATTTTAGAACGATGGAGCAAGTAATAGCGTGCAACTCTGAGTTGTGAAGCAAACGTATTCTCATACATCAGTTGACCTTCGGTAGTTACGTTTGGCCAACCATAGTTTTCGCAATACATCTTAACAATGTGACGACGCTGTATATTATATACCGGCAAAAGACGCTCAAACGTGTCCTGTTCGTCTATCAGGCGTTTCAGGGTTCCGTTCTTTTCGTCTTCATCCAGCTTTGGTTGTAATTCCATCAACAATTCGTTGGAGCAACTTTTTGTATTATATCGTTTCAGAATCTTTGCATCAGAAATCCTAATCACTATAATGTCACCAATGTATGGTGAGCCTATAAGGATGCAAGGAACTTTACCATAATCACTCC